AAGTCAAAGAAAATAATGAAGCTCAAGGAGAGGAGGAAGTTTGTGACATGCAGACAGGAGAATGTTACACAATTAGAAGTAAGGACGGACTTATCGAGAAAGTAAATAAGACTATGAAGACCGAAGATGGTCGTACACTATTAATAGGATAATGGCAAAAAGAACACTAAAAGAAGAACTAGAAAGATTCAATAACATAGGAAGTTATGTTGACGGGTTATCTGAACAATTTTTTGCTACTATGGGTAGTGGATTTAAGGATAGGCAAGAAGGTTCTGCAAGAGCACAAGAATTTATGGAACAAGATGAAGATGCCTTAGATTTAGAAGTTAGTGATGACGATTTAAATTTAGACATAGCTGATGAAGAATTGGGTGATGAAGAATTAGGTGACGAAGAATTAGGTGATGAAGAATTAGGTGATGAAGACTTGGATTTAGACCTAGCTGATGAAGAATTGGGAACTGAAGAAACTATAGAAGATTCTGAAGAAATTGATGTCACTGATTTAGTTACAATGGCTAAGGGTGCTGAAGAAAAAGCTGAAGAAGCTAAAGAATCTTTAGATACACAAAGTGATAAAATAGGTGCGTTAGTTTCTAAGATTGACGACTTGTCATCTAAATTAGCCACTATTGATACAATTACAAAATCTATTGATGACCTAGAACAAAAAATAGAAGATACTATACCACCAACACCAGTAGAAAGGTTAGAGTTGAGGTCTTTAGATAGTGGGCCTTTTAGTGAAAAACCATTAGAGTTTTGGGATAGAAAGAAAGAGGAAATGGAAGGAAGAGGATTTGATAAAGAATATGTCTTAACACAAGAAGAAGCTGATGAGTATAACGATAAAGATATACAGGCTAGTTTTGACAAACCAACACCAGAACAAGAAGGGGACGAGGATGAGTTTAAAGTGTTAGGACACAACCCAAATAAATAGAAACATATTTTATAGAAAAAGTGGGTAACCGCTTTTTTTTATGCTTTTATTTTTTTATAATTATAGTGAGTTTATTGACCACTTACATAGTTGACTTATACATAAAATAGTGTTACAATTAAACGAGAAAGAATTAATATATTAACTAAAAAAAATTAAAGTATGAGTAGTTTAGACGCAATCCTGAATCAGTATGAAAAAAATTCACAAGGTGGTTCAGAAAAAAAGAAATTCGTTAGTAACGAAGAAAGATTAAAGAAATACTTTGCTACATTTTTACCTAAAGGAACTAAAGACGGAGAGAAAACAATACGTATCCTACCTACATCTGATGGTACATCACCATTTAAAGAAGTATGGTTCCACGAAATTCAGGTACAAGGTAGATGGCAAAAGATTTATGACCCAGGAAAAAATGGGGACGGTTCAAGGACTGGAGAAAGAAGTCCACTTAATGAAGTAGAGGACGCATTAAAATTAACAGGTAACCAACAAGACAAAGAGTTGGCAAGACAATACCGTTCTAAGAAATTTTATATTGTTAAAGTTGTAGATAGAGACAATGAAGAGGATGGTGTTAAATTCTGGAGATTTAAACACAATTATAGAGGAGATGGTATTATGGATAAATTAATCCCATTATTTCAAAAGAGAGGTGATGTTACAGACCCTAAAGAAGGCAGGGATTTAACACTAATCTTAAAAGCTGTACCAACACCAAACGGTAACGGAACATATACCTCAGTATCTACTATTATGGCTGATGACAAAGGGTCTTTAAATAGTAACGAAGGCACTTCAACTGAATGGCTATCAAATACTGAAGAGTGGAGAGATGTTTATTCTCAGAAACCAATTGAGTATTTAGAAGCTATCTCTAAAGGTGAAACACCAGAGTGGGATAGTAATTTAGGGAAATATGTTTACGGTAGTTCAGAAAGTGTTGACATGGGAAACAAAACAACAAGCACCCCAGACCCACAAGCGAACCAAACTATTGACGAAGATTTACCATTTTAATCAGTAGGCAATGGCATTAAAGAAAAAAAGTTTTAAGGATATTAAGGAAAAGTTTTCTAAGAAAGCTACATATAAACCAGACCGATTTTTCGATTTGGGTGAAGCTTTCTTGGATGCTTCTGGTATTCCTGGACCAGCTATGGGACATATTAATATGTTCTTAGGTCATACAGATACAGGAAAGACAACAGCTTTAGTTAAAACAGCTCTTGATGCACAAAGAAAAGAAATTTTACCAGTTCTAATTATTACAGAACAGAAATGGGATTTTACACATGCTAGATTATTGGGTATGGAGTGTGAAGAAACTGTTGACGAAGAAACAGGCGAAATAGAATGGGATGGATTTTTCTTGTTCAATAATGATTTTCAGTATATTGAACAAATTACAGACTACATTAATGAATTATTGGATGCACAGGACAAAGGTGAGTTGGATTATGACCTATTATTTCTATGGGATTCTGTAGGTTCAGTTCCATGTAAAATGACTTTTGATGGTAAGGGTGGTAAAATGCATAACGCATCCACACTGTCTGATAAAATTGGTATGGGAATCAACCAAAGAATATCTGGAAGTAGAAAAGAGACGTCAAAGTTTACAAATACTTTATTAATTGTTAATCAACCGTGGGTAGAGTTACCAGACAATCCATTTGGGCAACCAAAGATTAAAGCAAAAGGAGGAGAATCTTTATGGTTAAATTCTACATTAGTATTTAGATTTGGTAATCAAAAGAATGGTGGTACAACAAATATTTCTGCAGTTAAAGAAAAAAGAAAAGTAAAATTTGCTACTAGAACCAAAGTAACAATTATGAAAAATCATGTTAATGGTTTAGGGTATGAAGATGGTAAAATTTTAATAACTCCCCACGGATTTTTAGCTGGGAGGGATAAACCGATTGAAAAACAATCAATCGATAATTATAAGGAAGAACACTCAGAATACTGGTCCCAACAATTGGGAACCGGTGGGGGGTTCGAAATAAAAGAAGAAAAATAATAAAATTAGAAATTATGTCAAAAGCAAAAGAAGGAAGTAAAGTAAAGGTACACTATGTTGGAACACTAACTGACGGTACAGAATTCGATAACTCTAGAAATAGAGAAGAAGGGTTAGAATTCACTATTGACGACGGTCAATTAATTAAAGGATTTAATGATGCTGTGAAAGGTCTAAGTGTTGGTGAAACAACTACAGTGGATATTATAGCTAAAGAGGCTTATGGTGATTATGTAAAAGAAGCCGTAATTAAAGCTAATAAGTCAGAGTTCCCAGCTGAATTTATATTTCAAGAAAATGCCGTAGTTCAAGGAAAAGACCCAAAGGGGACTCCAATACAAGGTAAGATTGTTGAAATTAGAGAGGCTGATGTCGCTATAGATATGAATCATCCATTAGCTGGAAAAGATTTAAAGTTTGAAATTGAGTTGTTAGAGTTAGTTTAGTAAAAAAAGGAAAACGAGTGTTTAACTATATAGAAATGAAAAATGAAAAATACGTTATTAGTAGATGGTAACAATATACTACAAATAGGGTTTCATGGTGTTAAGAATGTATATAATAAAGATAAACATTTAGGGGCCTTATACCATTTTGTAACTACATTACAAAAACATTTATTAGAAGACTCTTATGATAAAATAGTCATTTTTTGGGATGGTCCAAAAGGTGGTCATTTTAGAAAGGAAATCCAAGAAACTTACAAAGCTAATCGTAAGAAGAATAGGATGGATGCAGACCAGTTCCAGTCTATGATGGAACAAAAGAATAGAATTTCAGAGTATCTTGAAGAACTATTCATTAGACAATGTCAATTTGACATGTGTGAGGCAGATGACGGAATCGCGTATTACTGCCAGAATTCACCAAACGAGTTTAAGACCGTATTGAGTGAAGACAAGGACCTAACACAACTTATAGGTCCACAAGTATCACAATATTTACCGAGAAAAAGAATCATTTTAGAAGATGGTGACAAAGTTACATTTGGGAAAACCGATATCCCATCTGTTAATACTGTGTTAGTTAAGGTTCTTATGGGCGACAAATCTGATAATATTGAGGGAATATGGTACTTAGGTGAAAAAACTTTACTATCTTTATTTCCAGAGATAGTAGAGAGAGAAGTTGGGTTGGATGAGGTTTTGGATAAAACTAAGAGATTAGTTGAAGAAGATGGTAATACTACAATAGGGTTGTTAAATCTATACAATGGTAAGTGTAAGAGTGGTGTTAAAGGAAAAGAGTTTTTTGAGGTTAATAGGTTATTAGTAGATTTGGAGTCTCCATATCTTACGGAGGAAGCGAAGAGTGACATATTAGACACCATAACACTACCAATGGACCCTACAGACCGAAAGATAGAGAACGTTGTAACAATGACATTAAAAGACGGACTAAGCAAGTTCCTACCAAAGAACAATAACCAATGGTTGGACTTTTTCGAACCGTTTGTGGAATTAATTAAAAAAGAAATGTATAATTTTAAAAACTATAAAAAAGATGTATAAATACAAAGATAAAAAGGGAATGTCGAAATTCGAATTCATATTAAAAATTAAGGGTAACATTATTTGCCAAAGATATTTTAATGTTAGGAATTACAACCCTAAGAGTGTTGAATCAGTAGAATTTATTGACGAGTTCAACTCAATTAAGAGTGGTATATTAGATTATTTAAAGGAAAGGAGTTTTGAATATCTTAATGATAAATATAATTCACATACCAATACAGTATATTTAAGTCAACAAGACTTAGAGGGCTCTGAGGATGAAATTTTCGAAATAGAAGTTAAAGAAAATGGTAGGAATCTAATGACTACATACCTACCGTCAAACATATACCCAACAAGGGTAAGGTATACTGTTGATATTAGACCGATGATACCGTCTATATTAAACGGATTGACTGACATAATGTCGTTAAGAAAGACGACACCGATAGAAGTTTTATTGTAAAATGGGTGTATTTATTAATGTGTAAATTGTGTAAAATATGAGTGATAAAAATAATTTTGGATACCTAGGGTATAATTTCCAAATAAAACTAATTAATCAACTTATTCTC